CAGTCCAAAAATTAGCATTATGTATATGGTATAGTTTTGCTTGTTCTAATGATTCATAACTCATAAAAAATTGTGTTCTGGTTTATGTATATGTTTAATATTTTTTAATTCGATATAGTGTTTATAACAGATTTCAGAGAAATAAGTCAAATACATTATATCTTTTGGGTGAGTAACTCTATATGCTTCAATACCATCAAAACCCATTTCTTGGGCTACTCTAAATCTAAAATGACCACAATGAATCTCATCTTTTTCTTTTTGTGGATTATACATAATAACCCCTGGAAAAAGTAAGCCATCTTCTCTCATAAAATTTCTAATATTTTCTAAATGTTGTTTTTCTTTATCCCAATTTATAGAATCATTGTTTTGTAAATAATCAAAATTTATAGAAGTAAGTTTGTCTGGAAACCAAATTATCTTAGCTTTCATTATTTTACTCATATGTTATTATACTTTTACCCTAATAATAATGGAATATAAAGAGATTAATTTTTCAAGAATAAAAGATACTTTTGAAAAAGATTGGCTTGATCAAGTAAAAGAAATAATGGTTAGATATACTGGACCCACCTCAAATGATTTTTTTTCAAATGCAGGTTTGTTTCTAAGAAGGTGGGAAAAATATCAAATAAAAAGATTAGACATATTATATTTAAATAATTTACTTTATCCTCCTAATATAGCTATTTTAGATTTTATTTTGGAAAATTTAGAATTTTTTAAAAATAAGTCTTTCATAGATAATGGTTGTGGATTGGGTATACTTTCTGTTTTTTTAAATAAGTTAAAAATAGAATGTTTTAACCATGATAAATTTGTACACACAATGGGTAAATATAAAAAAAACTATCAAGGGTTTCTACAAGATTTAAATAAAGAAATGAATACTAATATAAGTTTAATAAGTAAAGAAATACCAGATAAAAAATTTGATATTGTTTGTTGCTCTGGAGCACCAATTACAAGTGAAAAGTTATTAAATAATGGTTTATATTTTTTAGATGCTTATAAGGAAAATCTTGCAGATGATGATACTAAACACATAAATTTTAATTTAATTGAAAAATATAGGTGTTTAGAGGTAAGGTCTAATTATTTAAAACCATAAAGAAAAATGATATAATATCGGCATGCCATTAACAAATGTACAAATACAACCAGGATTTAATAAACAAGTTACTGAAGTCGGAGCAGAAGGACAATGGACAGATGGTGACTTTGTAAGATTTAGATATGGTCTTCCAGAAAAAATTGGTGGATGGGAACAAATTCTAGGTGATACAATTGTAGGTGCTGCAAGAGAGCAATTCGCATGGGCAGACTTAGATGGCAGAAGGTATGATGCAATAGGAACTAACAAAGTTTTAGTAATTTATTATGAGGGAGCGTTTTATGATATCACTCCATTAGATACTGCTTTAACAAGTTGTGATTTTAGTACAGTAAGTGGGTCTGCAACTGTTACTATAACTAAGGCAGCTCACTCTTTAGAAGTTGGAGATTTATTTACTTTTACTTCTGTAACTCCTCCTACAGGAGCTGGATATGTTGAAGCCGATTTTACAACAAACACTTTTGAAATAACTAGTGTACCTTCAACTGATACCTTCACTATAACAATGGCAAGCAATGCATCTGCCACAGTAAATAATAGTGGATCAGCATCTGTAAATCCATATGTAAAACCAGGAGCATTAGGACAAACATATGGTTTTGGTTGGGGTACAGGAGGTTGGAGTGGTGCACAACAAGTTTTTAGTACACTTAATGGTGCCTTGTTAGATGATAGTAATGGTACTGGTGGAAGTGGTACATCCATAACTTTAGCAGACACAACTGGTTTTCCTACAACAGGTGTAATTCAAGTTGGTTCAGAATTTATTTCTTATACTGGTATTTCATCAAATGATCTAACTGGTATTACAAGAAATGTTGGTGGAACTAGATCTGCACACGCAGACGGTTCAGGTGTAGAATATTTTACTGCATGGGGTGAAGCATCTTTATCACAAACTTTGACAGTAGATCCTGCATCATGGTCTTTAGATAATTTCGGTCAACAATTAATTGCGACAGTTAAAAATGGAAAATCATTTTCATGGAACCCTATTGCTGCAGACACTAATGCTTTAACAACTAGAGCAGCCGTTATTTCAAATGCGCCAACTGCATCTGTGATGAGTTTAGTATCAGATAGAGATAGACATTTATTTATGTTAGGTACAGAAACAACTGTTGGACAAGCAGGAACACAAGATAAATTATTTATTAGATTTTCAGATCAAGAAGACATAACACAATATGGCGCAACATCTGTTAACACAGCTGGTTCATTTAGACTTGATGGAGGAACAAAAATTGTTGGTGCAGTTAAAGGAAAAGATTATACTTTTGTATTAACCGATACGTCTGCATATGTAATTCAATTTGTTGGTCCTCCTTTTACATTTAGTGTAAGACAGGTTGGATCAAATTGTGGTGCTATAGGACAACATTCAATAAAATATGTTAATGGAGCTGTCTATTGGATTGGAGAATCTGGAGGGTTCTTTGTTTATGATGGTACTGTAAAAGCTTTACCTTGTTTAGTAGAAGACTTTGTGTTTAAAACTACTGGAGATAATTTAGGAATTAATTATGATGCTAGCGAAGAAGTATACGCTGGATTAAATCATTTGTATGAAGAAATAACTTGGTTCTATGCAAAATCTGGAAGCACACAAGTTGATAGATGCGTGACTTATAATTATCAAAGTGGTACATGGACAACTGGATCATTAGCTAGAACTACTTGGACGGATGCTTCTTTGTATGATGTTCCTTATGCAACAGATTTTCAATCAAGTAACACACCTTCATTCCCTACAATTCAAGGAGTAACAAACACAAATGGTGCTACAATATTTTATGCTCACGAAGTAGGAATTGATCAAGTAGATTCTACTGGAGCGAAAACTGCAATACCAGCTTTTATACAATCTGGAGACTTTGATTTAACTACTGGTGGTGATGGACAAATGTTTATGAGTATTAGAAGGTTTGTCCCAGACTTTAAACAAATTCAAGGTAATGCGCAAATAACTATAAAATTAAAAAGATACCCAGCTCAAAGTGGAAGTTCCTCGCCTCTCGGACCTTTTACTGTAAATAGTTCTACTGAAAAAGTAGATACAAGAGCAAGATCTAGATTTGCAAGTTTAAAAATAGAAAATACATCTACAGATCAAAACTGGAGATATGGAACATTTAGAGCAGATGTACAACCAGATGGTATGAGATAATGGCTAGAGTAGATATTATTATTCCAGAACCTACACCAGTTTATACTGAAGAAAACCAAAGACAAATTTCTCAGTCTTTACAGACCATGAAAGATAAGTTAAATACATCTTATCAACAAGAACTTAAAAATGAACAAGATACCTTTAGTTGGTTTATATCATGACAATTAGATACAAAAGCGATACATACGATTTAACAACCACTAATATCACGACTGTATTAACATGTCCTTCTGATGCAACAATATTAGTTAAATCTTTACAAGCAAGTCATCAAAGTGCTAGTAATGTAGATGTTGATGCATATCTGCAAAAGTCTGGTGGATCTAATGTAGAAATAAGTCACGCACAACTTAATAAAAGTTTTGCTAATATGATTAGTGATACTCTAGCTATGGAAGCATCTGATGTTCTTAAAGTACAGGCAGATACAGCAAATCAAATTACTGGTGTTGTAAGCTATGCTTTGATAGATAGATCTCAAGAAAATGGCTAAATATATTGACGATGTAATTTTACAAAAAGATTTGTTTAGACTTTATAAAAATCTAATTGAATCACCTACATGGAGTTTAAACAGAAGTTCTGTGTATGATCAAACTTTTGGTAGTTTCCCTGGAAAAATTATTAAAGATAATAACCAAATTATAGACCCAATTTGGAATGCTTACTTCAGTTCTTTAAGTGAAAGAATAAATCAAAAATTTTACGAAAAGTATAATTATGACTTACCTTCAAATATAGTACGGATACATCTTGGTGCCAAAAATAAAAACTCCATAACTCAATTTCATGTTGACAATCAAAAAGAAAATACATTAAGTGTTGTAGGCTTTCTTACTCCAATTTGGGAAAATGATTGGGGAGGAGAACTAATTGTTGAGGAAGAAAAAATAAATTATAAACCAGGAAGATTTGTTATATTTAACAGTGATAAAATTCACAATGGAATTTCACCAAAAGAAGATTTGCATTGGTGGAGAATTTCAGTTAATTATACATTAAGTTATTAATAGAATGGCAAAACAAAAATTCACACATTTTGTACCCAGACCAAAGCCTAAGAAGCGGCCAAGACGTCATAAAAAATCGTTATCAAAATCAGAAAAAAGAGATTACAAAAAATATAACCGCCAAGGAAGATGAACTTAGCATTCAATTTCCAAGATAAATTATTTTGGATTCATAATTTTTTACCAGAAAAAATTTACAAAGAAATGTATGTTAATATTTTAAAAAATAGAAATAAACTTAATTTTAAAAAATCTTATGTAAATTGGAAAACATTTGATGAAGAAATAAGTGACATGTCTGAAAGTCTCGATCAAAAATGTGAAGTTAAAACAAACTACTTCGATAAATATAACACTTTTTTATATCATCAACCTTTTGTAAATATACTTAATTGTAATTTATACCATCATCTAAGAAAATACTCTTATGGACAACATCTCGCTTGGCATTCTGATGATTGTAAAATAAATGAAGATAGGGTTTATGCAGCTACTTTTTATTTTAACAAAACGTGGCATGAAAGTTGGGGTGGCGAATTAATGTTTAAAAGCAGTGAGGGTTCTGGTTTTATACCCGTGGTAGGCAATTCACTTCTTATAGTAAAAGCAGGTCTAAAACATAAAGTTAATGCAAATTTAAAAAAAACACATATAAGATTTAGTATTCAAACTTGGATAAACAAAAAAATAAGTAGAATTAATAATTAAATTAATATATTATGATAACAATTTTTAAGAGGAATTATTATGAGTGATATACCAAAAATACCAGCGGAAGCTAAAGAAATAATTAAAAATAAAAGAACTGGAAAGATTTATGCATCTAAAGATGAATTTCAAGCAGATGTTTTAGATCCTAATACAGATACAGTGGCAGAGGATTTTAGACAAGATCTGGAGATAAAAGTTACAAGAATACCTATGGGTATTAAAACAAAAAAATAATGGAAGCTAGAGGAGCCACCGAAATACAACAAGAGTTGTTAGAAAAATATGTTGATAAAAAACTATTGGACAAAGTACAGATATGTACTTCAATACCGGGCAAAGTACCGTTAGACCCAAATAAAATAAATATACTTTGGCAAAAAAATTCATACGACCAAGGTAATCTTCATTCTTTTTTTACTAACCCATCAAGGTTCAAAGAGTATGATTGGTATGTATTTAACAGTCATTGGAATTATGAAAAGTTTAGATATTTTTTTGGAATTCCAGAAGATAAATGTGTTGTAATAAAAAATGGTACAAATAACTTTCCTCAAAGAAAAACTTACAAAAAAGGTGATCCAATAAAAATAATACATCACTGCACTCCTTGGAGAGGATTAAATGTTTTGTTATTAGCAATGCAAATGGTTAAGAATAAGGATATTACATTAGATGTCTACAGTTCATGTCAAGTTTACGGTAGCGAATTTGCAAACCATCACAATAAAGATTTTGAACCTTTATTTGAACAAGCACAAAAATTGCCTAACGTAAATTATATTGGATATAAACCAAATGAATATATTTTAGAAAATATGAACAAGTATGATTTATTTGTGTATCCATCTATATTTGAAGAAACTTTTTGTGTATCTGCGTTAGAAGCTTTAGCTGCGGGTGTACATGTTATCACAACAAATTTTGGAGCATTACCAGAAACTTGTTCTGAGTGGCCTACTTATATTAATTTTACAAAAGATCATAATCTTATGGGGGAGGCTTTTGCTCATGCAATTGACGCTTCTGCACATTACTTACATGAGGAAGGAATGCAAAAATATTTAGATGAACAACAAAAATTTTTTAAGAGATTTTATAGTTGGGAAAGAAAAGGGTCTGAGTGGACTAATTTTTTGACTGGAGCAATAAATGTCAAGCGAACTTAAAAGACCTATGGAACCTCAATCTGATATCCATAAAGCTACTAAGGTACACTGGGTAAAAGATAGTTCTAAAAAGGATAATAACAAATCACCCCATAAGATATTTGTTGGTACTCCAGTTCATTCTGATGTATCTATACATTACACTCAAGCTTTATTAGAATTTCAACAAGCCTGTTTTAAAGAAAGAATTACAGTTACTTTTCAATTAATGAAATCATCATTAGTTACTCAAGGAAGAAATTTATGTGTATCTGGTTTTCTAAGTTCAGATTGTACTCATTTATTATTTATTGATTCGGATATTTATTTTCAAGCCAAATCAATATTTGCTATGCTTCAAGCAGATAAAGATATTATATCTGTTCCTTATCCTCTCAAAACACTCATGTGGGATAAAGCATTTAGAAAAGTACAAAAGGGCCAAATAAAATCACCAGATGATATAAGAAGAGCACTTCATACATATCCAATGAAAGTTCCAGATGATAAAAATATTAATGTAAATAATGGAGTCATGGAAGTAACTGACGCCCCTACAGGATGCATGCTAATAAAAAGAAGTGTAATTGAAAAAATGATAGAAGCTTACCCAGAAAAAAAGATATCGCAAAAGACTATAATTAATGGTGAATACGTTGATAAACCCAACATGTGGAATTTTTTTGACACGATCCACGACCCTATCGAAAAGACTTTTCTTGGGGAGGATTTTGCATTCTGTCAATTATGGACAAAACTAGGAGGAAAATGTCATGCTTACATTAATGATTCTATTGTTCATGTAGGAGAACATTCATATCAAGGTAAGTTCTATGATGAGTTGATACTGCCCAAGTAATTTGGTAATATATGCTATAATTAGGAATATAGTATATGGATCCATTTACATTAGCTTTAGCCACATTTGGCGTACAAAAATTAAGAGGTAAATCTACCAAAAGAGCGTTAAGAGATGCTGCCATTGTTGGAGGTGGTTCTTACGCATTAGGTCAAACTGCTTTCGGAGCAAACATGGGTATTGGACAAGGTCCCGCTTTTTCATCATTAGGTTTTGGTCAATCTGCAACTAGTTATGGAGGTTTACAAAGATTACCATTCGAAGCAACACAAGGAGCACAATTTAGAGCACCGGGATATCAAGCGGCTCTTTCAAAAGGAGCAACTGAACCTGTTAAGAAAAAAGGACTATCTGCTTTATTAGGAAAAGTAAAAGAAAAACCTTTTGAGTCTGCTTTAATAGCGTCATCAGTTTTACCTTTACTTTCTGAGGAGGAAGAAATTGAACCAGCGTTCACAGAAGAGGATTACGAAAAAGCTTACAAAGAACAATCTGCTAAATTATCAAGTGCATTTAAACCAGTAGGTGCAAACTTACCTTCACGACAAGAAGTGTTTGGATCAAATATGTTTTATGCAAATGAAGGTGGATTAGCAGAAATGGTAAAACACTATAACAATGGTGGAATAAATTATTTACCATCTAAAACTGACCATGATGAAAATGATGTAAACAATTATGTTAGAGCCGAAGGTTATGTTGAAGATGGAGCTGGCAATGGTAATAAAGACGAAGACACAATGCTTGCACAATTAGCTGATGGTGAGTTTGTTTCAAGAGCAGATGCAGTGTTAGGTGCTGGTATATTATCTGGAGGAGATCCTAAAAGTTATAAAAGCATGAGAAGAGCTGGTGCAGATTTCTTTTATGATCAACAAAAAAAATTTAAAAGAGTTTTTGATTTATTAAATGCAAGCAAAAAAACAGAAAATTAAAAAACAAGTAGATGTACTTGAGATAACAAAGAATAAGATCGATGACTATTGGACTCTAGTCGATTTTATGTTGAGAGAAGGTTTAAAATACGATGGTGAACCTATGAGTATTTTAGATCTAAAAAAATGTTTGAAGGACGGAACAATGCAATTGTTTATGATGTTCGGTTCTGATGATGGAGTTCAGTATAAAGTATTTGGAGTTTGTGTAACAAGAATAATGAAGTTGCCAAACTTTAGCCAAGTAGAAGTAATTCTTCTTAAAGGAGAAAGAAGAGAATTGTGGCAAGATACTTTAGCTGATACAATAGAAAGTCTGGCACGTGAAACTAATTCAAAAAGAATTGCAGTTCACGCTAGACCTGGTTGGCAACCTTTTCTTAAAACTAAAGGATGGGAAGTCAAAAGATATTTGTATACAAAGGAGATTGAGTAATGAGTTTTATATTTGGTGGAGGAGGAGGTGGAGGAAGTTCAGCTCCTGCTGGAACATCCTCAACAGTACAAAGAGAAGCACCGGGAGTTGAAGCTAGAAAACTTTCGTTGTATGACCAAGCTGCAAAGCTGGCATCAACACCAGTTAGTCTTCCAGCATTACAAGTTGCTCCCTTATCTCAATTAGAACAAACTGGTATACAACAAGCTGGTGTCACTGGTGTAGGTGCTCCTGCAATTCAAGCTGGTATAGCTTCAGTACAAGCAGCACAACAAGCACCAAACATAAGTCAATTTTTAAATCCATATCAATCTTATGTTACGGATGAGATTTCAAGACAATCTCAAATGAGACAAAATCAATTAGCAGCACAAGCTGTTGGTGCTGGTGCTTTTGGTGGAGCAAGACAAGGTATTCAAGCGGCCGAAGAAGAAAGAAACAGGTTAGCTTTAATTGGACAAGCGCAAGCACAAGGATTTGGCACTGCGTTAACAGCTGCACAAAATCAACAAAGAACACAGATGACTGGTGGACAATTATTAGGTGCATTAGGCGCACAACAACAAGCAGCTAGTTTAGTGGATATAAATCAATTGATGAGAGCTGGATCTCTTCAAAGAGGTATTGGCCAAGCTGCATTAGATGCACAAAGACAAACTGCATTACAAAGAGCATATGAACCATATCAAAGAATAGAATTCTTAAAAGGTATTATGACTAACTTACCTACAACACAGAGTACACTTACAGCAACCACGGCTCCCGGTGCTAATCCAGTTGGTCAAGCGTTAGGTGCAGGACTTGGTGCATACTCTGCATATAACTTAATGCAACCGAGGTAATATGGATTCAGTATTAACAAGAAAAATGTTTAAAGACAGATACTTTAAGTCTCTTAAACCTAAAGTAAAACATTTTCAAAAAGGTGGATTATCTTCACTTACACCAAAAGAAAAAGCTATTTATGCAGCTACCTTTGCAGCTCCATTATTGCAAGCTAAAGGTACAGGTTTAAGCCCAGTATTTTCTGCATTAGGTGAAGGTTTTGCTAAGTTACCAGCAACTGCCATATCTATTGCAGAAGCAGAAAAGAAAAAAACAACTGAACAATTAAGATCTGCAACTGCACAAGAAAAAATAGATTTAGGTTATAATCCAAAAGATAGATTAATTGTAAAAACAAAAGATGGTGTCGTAACTGGTATTGCGGATAAACCAACGTTTGGTGAAAGAGAAAAAGCTGCAGATAGACAAGCTACATTAAAACAAGCAGATAAAATATTGGGTGGTTTAGAAAAATTTAGCACTGGTCCTTTTGAAGGAAGATTTCAAAAATTAACTGCTGCATTAAATATGAACCCTGGTGGTGCAGCTTTTGATGTAGCTATTGCTGAATTTAAAAAGAGTGCAATTAAAGCACTAAGGGGTGCACAAGTTGGTCCACTTGAGGAAGCAAGTTTCAATGCATTATTACCAGACATAACTGATTCTGAAGATGTTATAAGAGCAAAAATTAATACAATGAAAGATAAGATTGCAGAGATTGATGGTAGACTAGATTCTACTGGAAGAGTATCTGATCCTGGTAATGTTGATTATTACCAAGAAGCTTTTGCTAATTTTAACATTGCTCCAGAAGACATTAATTATGATAACACACTAGACTTCTATGTAGTTGAAGATGGTGAATTAGTTAAGAGGTAACCATGGGCAAAATAAATGTTCAAGGATTGGGTGTAGTGGAAATTGAAGGAGATACTCCTAACACAGAGGAAAGTAAAGCAATATCTAAAGCTTTAAATTCATTAAATCAAAATAGAGTAGCAGACTCAGTAAGTGATAAAGCTGCACAAGAATATGCTGATGGACCAAACTTTGGAAGAATAATTACTGAGGTAGGTGGATCAATTATTGGATCTATTGCAGCTGGTGGTTTTAGATTACCTGGTATTGCAAAAGAAGTAGGAATGAGAAGTTTACCTTTTTTAAAAGCCCTTGCTAAAGCTTCAGCTGGATCTGGGGCTGGAGGTGCAGGAGGTGCATTAGTTGCAGAAACATTTGACCCAAGTGAAGATGTTGTAAAAGAAGTTGCTAGAGCTGCAGGAGAAGGTGTATTAGGTGAAGCAGTGGGTGCTCCTCTGGCTATTAAAGCTGCTCCAATTATTCAAAAAATTTTAGGAAAACCAAGACGGTATGCAACAGAGTTAGAAGGTGCAAAACTTGCAGAACAACAAATTAAAAATAAATCATACGAAATATTATATGGAAAATCTGCATCAGAAACTTTAAAAAATTTATCAATTGAAAATCAATTGAAATATATTTCTGAAATGGCTCCTAAAATAGATATAGATAAAAACATTAGAGAGTATATGAAAAAGTCAAACTTAAGCGAAGATAAGTTTGATGTATTAAAAGACGCTGCACTTGAATCACAAAAAGGATTATCACCTGCATATAAAACAAATAATCAAACTATAAATATTCTAGAAACAATCATGTCTAAATCTATTTTAGGTGGTGGACAATTTGCTAAAAGATATAGATCAATATCAGATATTGGAGACAGAATTGCATACGACACTGTAAATGAAATGGCAGAAGGTAACCTTGCAGCCAATAAATCTGAATTAGGTAATTTATTTTTAACATCCTTTAATGATGGTGCAAAATTATTTAAAACGGCTTCGGATGCTATGTTTGAAAAGGTAGATAAACTTTTAAAAGGTGGAAGAGATCAAGCATTAAGTATTTATGAAAAATTAGGTACAAAAAATAGTTTAAGTGAAACAGTTGCAGAAATAAATGAAAACATAGCAAGAGGTATTGATGGAGGAATCAATGATCCTAATTTTAAAATAATGTCTGGTCTTTCAAGAGATTTAAATAAAATTGCAGAAGAGTTTGGTGGAAAGTTTTCTTATGTTGAGATAGCTGCCAAAAGATCAAACCTAGCAGCTCATAGAGAAATGTTAAAAGCTTCTGGACAAAAAGAATCTATAGAAGCAATTAATAAAGTAATTCAGAAAATGGATGATATGCTTTCACCAGATATGTTAAGAACTGCAGGATTAGATCCTAAAGCTGCAGATGCATTACAAGAAGCAAGAGACTTTTATAAAGCAGGTAAAGATGTATTTCAAAGAGGTACAGTGTCTGCATTATTAGCAAAAGGTGCTAGAGAAACTGCAGACCTTGGTACAGTTTTTAAAAGAATTACTGATGGTAATCAAGTAGATTTACTAGGTAGAGTTTTAAAAGATATAGATGCTTTACCTACAGTAACAAAGAACGCAGCCTTTAAAGATGCAATAGGAAAACCTATTACACAAGCCGACACTAAAGTTTTAAAAGAATCTTTAAGAGGTCATTTTCTTGAAAACATGTTAGCTAAATCTTTAAAGAATGATCCACAATTTGGAAGTTATTATAAAGCAGAATCTTTTATTAAAGCGTTAGATAACAATATGGATACACTCAAACTTTTATATCCAGATCCTGCAGATGTTAAAAAGCTGAGAGATCTACAAACTTCTTTGGCTTTTTCACAAGGTAAAATTTCAGATATAAGTGGTATACCGGGAGGAGTATTAATTCAGCTTAAACAAGCTGGAGCAGCTGGCCAGTTGTTACAATTTGGTGGTGGTATATTTTCACCTGGAGTTGCACCCATAGCAACAGGAGTTGCTTTTGGTAGTGTCATTCCTGCACTTGGTGTTGTTATTGCTCCTAAATTTGTAGGTAAAGTAATGCTTGATACACCTTTTCAACGATTAGTATTTAGACAAGCTATTAAAGAACCAATTGAAGGAACAAATACTGCTAAAAGAATGCAATCAATTTATAATCAAATGTTAGGAAGACTTGTAACATTAGGTGTAATACCTGAAGCAGAAGCAGCAGAAGTAAGACAAGGTATTCAAGATAGAATAGATGCAGTTGAGTCTTACAATGAATCTCAAAGAGTGCCTCTACCAAATGTACAACCGAATAACTTTCCAATAATACAAGGTGGTGCAGGTGTGCCAACTGGAGGTTCTTCTAATCCACAATTAGCACAGGCTTTAAATCTTTTTAATAAAGGGGGCATTGCAAGTGTCCGAAGAAAATAAAGATATCTTGGCCCATCAAAGAATAGATGATCACGAAAGACTATGCAGAATTATGCAAGAAGAAACTAACAAAAAAATAGAAGCTATACATACAGATGTACACAGATTAGAAAAGATAATGCTTTCATCAACTGCATTTATCATGACTACTTTGGTTGGAATTATTGTTGCCCTTATCCTTAAATTAAACTAAAAGACCTTGTGCGTCTTATTAGAGAAAATAATAAATTTCATATCACCGATCTTGTGCGTGAAGAAAAATATAAGTATGCTAAGTATACACGGCAAGAGGAACACGGATCACGGACCTATAATGTAGGTGACAAAAAAATACCAAGTGTTACAACCATACTTAAAGCTACTGAGAGTGAAGAGAAGAAAGAAAGTTTGCATCGATGGCGTGAACGTGTTGGATTTCAAGAGGCAAACAAGATTACACAACAAGCAGCTCTAAGAGGAACTGAGATGCATTATGTACTTGAAAATTATATTGATGGTAAAGGATATTTAAATCTATCACCAGATGGTGCACAACCACGAATGATGGCTCACAAAATTGTAGATAATTTAGATAAGTTAAAAATAGTTTGGGGTAATGAAGTAAGTTTAGCCTATGATGATTTATGGGCAGGTGCTACAGACGTTGTAGGTTTATATGATGATCAACCGACTATCATTGACTTTAAACAATCTAATAAACCAAAGAGAGAACAATACATAGAAGATTACTATTACCAGATTGCAGCTTATTCACTTGCACACAAAAAACAGTATGGACCAATAACACAAGGTTTAATTTGTATTTGTACAAAAGATTATTTGTATCAAGAGTTTAAAATGAATACGAATAAGTTATTAGAGTATGAAGATAAATGGATGGAGAGAGTTAATTCTTTCCACGATTCAACCACTTCTGAACCTGTTCCCCAAGAGTGTTAGCAGATAACTCAACTTTATTTTCTAAAGAATCTAAAACCATTTCATCAATTGAGTCTCTTGCAATGATATCTATAATTGTGACCTGACCAGTTTGACCATGCCTATGAGCACGATCTTCGCTTTGCTGACGGACCTCCAGATTATAAGAATTACTAAAATATATAACATTCCTAGCAGCAGTAAGGGTAAGACCATAACCACCAACAGTAGGGTTGCCAACAAGGAAACGGCATCTATCATCAGATTGAAAACGTTCAACAGCTTTGTTACGAACATCAACTGAATCTTTTCCGTATATCGAAACCACCGAATCCGTGCCATATGTTTCCCTTAATTTCTTTTTAATCATTTCAATATTGTAAACGTAGTTGGCCCATATTATACACTTATCATCGGTCTCTTCTAATACTGACATCAATTCTTTTAACTTAGGATTAGAGTCAAATGGAGTTATTTCTCCATCATCTGATTTAACAAAACCATTAACAACTTGTTGTAATTTTAGTATCTCTGTAAGTTTATTGTTAAATGAAACTGTCTCATCTTGTACTTTTGTAATAGCTAACTTTTGTAATTCCATAT